ATGACCGGCCTCCCGTGCAACACCCCCGCGAAGATGCGGTTCCGGTCCCAGGCCGACGCCGCGCGCTACGAGCGCACCCGCCAGATCCACAACCGGCACAAGGAACGGAACTACCCGTACCTGTGCCAAAGCGGTCAGCACTGGCACCTGTCGCACCCCACCCCCGAGGTGCAGCGAGAGATCGAGGAGCACCGGCCCGGCGCATCGCTCAACCCGGTGGCCAACACGTTCAGCGGCTACCAGGTGCGCCACGTCCTTCTCGACGAGCCCGTCTGGATCGCGCGCGACGTGTGCGAGGCCGTCGGGGTGTCGAAGTACCGCGACGCGGTCGCCCAGCTCGATGCCGATGAAAGGGTGTCCGTGGTCGTGGACACCCCGGGCGGCCCGCAGCGGATGGCCGGCGTCACCGAGGCGGGCATCTGGTCGCTGCTGCTGATCAGCCGCTCGGAGAAGGCCAAGCCGTTCAAGCGGTGGCTCACCCACGAGGTTCTCCCGCAGATCCGGCGCACCGGCCGCTACGACTCGAGCATCGCGTTGCCCGACCGCAAGACCCTCGCCCAATGGGTCGTCGATGCGGAGACCCGCGCGGAGATCGCTGAGTCCAAGGTGCTCGAGCTGACCCCGGCCGCCTCCGCGTGGAACGAGCTGGCGGACTCCGCTGGCGACTACTCCGTGGCCGACGCGGCCAAGGCGCTGAGCCGCGACCCGGGGATTTCCATGGGTGAGCGCAAGCTGTACCGGTTCATGTGCGGGCTGGGATGGGTGTTCCGCCGCGACGGTCGCTGGAAGGCCTACCAGTCCCAGGTGGACAGCGGGCGCCTGACCGAGAAGCTCAATCAGCCGTTCATGCGCAACGGCGAGATGTTCGCGCCCCCGCCGACCGTGCGGATTACGCCGAAGGGCCTCGCTGAGCTGCACAAGCGCCTCGGCGGTGTCGCCGACGGCGGCCAGTTGGCATTGGTGGCGACGTCGTGATCCGCGTCCTCTACAGCGTCCTGATCTTCATGGCCGTCGAATCTGCTTACGCGGTCTGCGCGGCGTTCATCACCCACACCGACCCGTATCCGGCGGCGATCGTGCTCGCCCTCACGGCGGCGGCGTGGCTCGGGGTGCGGCACATGGAGCAGCAGCGTGACGAGCGCCTGGCGCGCGGACGCGAGCAGGTCTGGCGCGACCGGGAAGCGGGCCTGTGATGACCATGGCCGCCACCGCGTACCGCCTCGTCGCTGACGACGACGCCGAAAGCTTCCGGATCCTCGCCGTCGATGCGCAGGGCAATCACATCTGCGGCGCCTATCGGTCGAGGCGATTGAACGACTGGAAGGTTTACGCGACCAAGTTACTCATCGACGGCACGGGCCTGACCCAGCCGCACAAGGTCCATGTCATCAGCCGCGAAGACGCCGTGCGCTGGCTGGAAATGCTCGCGCACTACTACACGCGCGCGCAGGCAGCGTCATGACCGACGTCGCCGCCCGCCGCTACGGCTTCTACAGCACGGCCCCGCGCCGTGACCAGCAGCTTCTCTCGCGCCCCACTGCCCGGGGCCCGCTGGGAGAACGGCCCGCGCGGGGCGAGAACACGGATTCACTCGCACACTCCCGCGCGGGCCGGCCCCACCCGGCAGATGAGGAGCGGCGCCGACTGCTGGCGCTCGACGGCGATGGCTTCCGCCAGTGGGCGCAGACCATCCGCCGCAACCTGCCGCCGACCGTCGCCGAGCTGACCGTCTGGGCCGGCGCCGCCGCGGCCGGGCCGAACCATGGACGGAACCTGCTATGAGCATGACCGTCACCGTCTACACGACCGGGCCGAGTTGCATGGCGTGCCAGCAGACGAAACGTCACCTCGACAAGCGCGGGATCGCCTATACCGAACTTCCGCTTGACGACGATGACAACCGGGCCGCGGCGTTGGAACTGGGTTTCCGGACGGCCCCGGTCGTCGTTGCCCAGCGCGCGGGCGAATGGGACTGGCAGGCATGGGATGGCTATCGGCCGGACCGCATCGACGCGCTGGTGGTGTCGTGATGTTCAACCCCGTCAAGATCGCCGCCCACAACCAGGGTTTCAACGTTCGGACGCTTTTTACTGCTGTCAGCAAAAAGACCGATGGGCGCCCGCAAAGCGACTTCCTGGTCACCCGGTTCGCTGCGTATCTGGTCGCGATGAACGGCGACCCCCGAAAAGCCGAGGTGTCCGCCGCACAGCACTACTTTGCGGTCAAGACTCGGCAGGCTGAACTCAGCGCGCCAACGCTGCCTCCGATGTCGGATGACGAGCTGATGGAAGCCGACGGCACCTACAGCTGGGCTGCGGTCGCGAACATCCTCGGGTGGGGCCGCAATGTGATGCTCCGCGAGCTCCGTCGCCTAGGCGTCATCCAGGGCAATCGGCTGCCCTATCAGCGGTATGCGCACCATTTCAAGGTCGTTCCGGGTACCTATAAGCATCCCAAGAGCGGTGAGCAAGTCCCGTATGCGACAACGACCGTGCGGCCGTCGGGAGTTGACTTCCTTCGCAAGAAGCTAGCGGTCGCTCAGCTCCCGGAGGCGGCCTCATGACCCGCGTCCTGCGCGTCTCGCTGATCGTCGTGGCCATCGCCGCGCTGTACGCGGCGTGCGTGTCGATCATCACCGACACCAGCGCCTATCCCGCCGCGGTGGTGTTCTGGCTGGCGCTCGGCGCGCTGGTCGCGGTGGACCAGCTCGAGCACCTGCGGGATTGCCGGATCGCGGCTGGCCGGCGCGCCGTGTGGGGTCGCCGCGACCGCCGGGGAGGCCGCGATGCGTAGGTGGAACTTCTGCCCGGTCTGCGGCCACCGCGTCTATAAGCACGGCTCGGACGGTTGCGAGCACGTCGACATCGCTGAGGAAGCAGTGGGCGCCGGCCCGCTGAAGGTGATCCGGAGGCCCTGCGATTGCGACGCGCCGATCGACGCGCTGGTGGTGGCCTCGTGACCGCCGCGTCGGCGCGCGTCGTCGACGCGGATGCCGCGTTCACGGCCTGGGCTGACAGCATCAGGCACCTGCCGGGCGCCGATGCGTGGATCGCGCTGACGGCGATGGCGACCGGTCACAGGCTTCTCTCGCGCCTCGGCACGGTCCGGGGCTCGCTGGGAGAGGGGCCGGCGTGGGGCGAGAACAGCGATCTCGCACACTCCCGCGCCGGCCAACCCCGTACCTCCAAAGGGGCAGCGCCCCAACTGGATGGGCCCGCACGCGAGCCAGAGCTTCGGGCTCACAGTTCGCGCGCAATGGGCCACTCACACAGGTTGCCCACGCCGGGGCCTGCTCACAGTTCCGGCGTGGGTGCCTCCAAGCAGGTGGTGTCGTGATGATGTTCGGTCCGGTCAAGTTCATCGGCACGCTCGCGTCGCTGGCGTTCGACATCATGGCTTCGATCAGCGATCCGATCGCCGACAAGCTGTGGAATCAGAAACACGCCGCGACGCTCGAAGAGATCGCCGAGCACCTGGGCGCGATCCGCGCGCTGGCCGAGGACACGCGAAACCTGCTGCAACACAAATCGGGTTCGCCGGTGAATTACGACAATTACGACTGCCAGGTCGCTGGCCGCGTTGCCGGCGAGGCTTTCGTTGAGACTTTCGCCGCGCCGGTGGTTCCTCCTTCCACCCAGGCCGCGCCGGAAGGGGCCCGCGACGGCGGCAACTACGGCGCGGGCCCGCTAAACGTCACGTCGAAATACCTGCGCGCCGCAGCCCGAGGGCTGCGCACTTGGGTGGCCGGCGAACCCTGCGACGCACCCCACTACTGGGCGTCGGTCGCCAACGCCCTCGACAACATCGCGCGGACACAGCAAACGCTCCACGAAGCCACGACCAAGTAAGTCGGCCCGCGCCGGAGGAGAGCCGGCACGGGCCAAACCCCCAGGAAGGACAGGTGATTCCCGTGAGCACCACCAGCCTAAACCAGACCTACCGAATCCGAGAACGCCAAACCCGCCTCGGCCTCGCAGTCGAAGCCATCCGCGCCGGCGAAACCTACCCCTTCGTCCAGGCCCACCAGCACCAGGACCGCTGGCTGGTCATGACAGCGCCGGAGATCGCGCGCGACGCCGACTGTGGTATGCGGTTCGCCCCGACGTTCACCGTCTGGTCGCACGACGACGCCCGCAAGTGGGTCGAGCTCCTCGCGGCCCTGCACACCCGGACGGCGGTCGCGGCATGATCGTCGACTCCTGGGCCGCCAGCCTCTATCGCAGCGTGCGGAACATTCTGCCGTGGCCCCAGTTCCCGGGGCTGTTCATCAAGCCGCCGCTGCGGCTCGAGCCGACGATGACCGACGACGACGTCGACTTCCACGGCGACATGATCTATGTCAGAGGGCTTCTCGACGATCTGGTCGAAGCCTGCCGGCTGCGCGGGCACCGCGTGGGCCCGATTCCTGCCGAGCTGTCTGCCGGGCTCGACGCCGCGCTGATCCTGGTGCACCACGACTTTGTCGAGGGGATCGCGTCATGAAGTGGCTCGGACCGTGGTGGCTATGGATCTTCGCCTTCTGGTTCGTCGTGGGCGCGGCGTTCTTCGTCCTCTCCCAGCCCGCGCTGTTCGAACCGCATTTCGAGATAGGGCAATTCAGATGAGAAATCTTCTGTTCGCGCAGCCCGAAGCTCCGCCACCGCCGGCCGCGATCGAGATTATCGGGGCGCTCGAGCAAGCCCGCCTGCTGCTCGGCGACGGGCCCGGGCTGGCCAAGCACCACGCGATTGACTGGGTCGACGGCTGGCCATGCTACTGCCTGGTCGCGGCCATCACCCACGCGTCGCGCACTAAGCAGATCCGCGACGCCGCCATCCAGGCGGTGATGCGCGCGCTGCCGGGCGCCCTGATCGCCAAAGGGCTGCGGCCGTCATCATGCCGCCGCATCGAGGACTTCAACGATCACCCATCCACCACCGTCGAGGACGCGAAAACCGTTCTGCAGCGCGCGAAATCCTACGCCGGGTCGGTGGCCGCATGACCGGGTTGTCCGAGCGGATGCTCCGCGCCGCCGACACCATCGAAGAACTCAACCGCCGCTACGACTACAGCGACCACACCCCGTGGGAGCCAACCTCTCTACGTAATGAAGCCCAGGTCGTAGCGGACGAAGAACACGAAGGCCAGGGGAGAGCGGCCGGGCATGAGTAAGAAACGAAAAGCTCCGGACTGCGTGCGGCCGAACTGCACCGGCAAGGCCATCAATAGCGGCACCGCACGCGGATTATGCCGCAAGCATCATCGCGAGTTCACGCAACGTCGCCGCGCCACGCTCGGGCCCGACTGGTTCGTCGACACCGCTCCGCTCGCAGAACACATTCACGCGCTGCGCGCCGCCGGCGTCGGATACGCCGATGTCGCCGAGCGGACCGGACTTCACCGCGACACCATTTCCAACATCTGCCGTCGCCGCCAAACGCGCACCACTGCGGAAAATGCGGCGAAAATCCTCGCCGTCCCGGTGCCCGCGATCGTGGAGTCGTCGTGCTGCCGTCTGCCCGCGATCGGCACTCGGCGCCGCATCCAAGCATTATGCGCGATCGGATATTCCAACGCCTACATCGCCCAACGGTTGGGAATGACCGAGACCAATGTGTCGCGGATCCACCGCCGCAGCGGCCACGTCTCAGCGGAGATCGCGCGTCGAGTCGACCTGCTATTCCGCGAGCTGCAACTGACCCCCGGCTCAAATGTGCGGGCCCGCAACCGCGCCCGAAAGAACGGCTGGCCGCCGCCGCTGGCATGGGACGAGGAGACCATCGACGATCCGGCGGCCACGCCCGCGTCGTATAACGCCAACAGCTCGGCACCTTTCATCGAGAAGTACCGCGATGCTCGCGAAATCGGGCGCACCGACCAGGAAATCGCCCAGCAGCTCGGAATCCAACCTAAATCGTTGGCGCGCTACCTTTCCCGCTACGCATACGAGGAGGCGTCGTGACGACCGTCATCCTCGAACGCTGGTTGTCCATCCCGGGTTGGGAAGGCTTCTACGAGGTTTCAGACCTGGGCCGTGTCCGCTCAGTCGACCGCGTGATCGTGCACCCCATATCGGGGCCGTCCGCGCTCAAGGGCCGCATCCTCAAACAGTCCCCAACGAGCGACGGCGGCCACCTCGTCGTCACCTTGGTCGACAGCATCGGCGGCCGGCGCAGAGTCGCGAAAGTCCATCACCTCGTCTTGGAGGCATTCGTCGGGCCTCGGCCCCACGGGATGGAGAGCTGCCATCGAAACGATATCGGGACTGACAACTCGCTGACCAACCTCCGCTGGGACACCAGAAGCTCGAACGTCCGCGACCAGATCCGAAACGGACGCCATCGAAACAACCTGCCGAACGCGCGAAAAAGGCCTGCCGCATGAGCATTCGCCATATAGGAGTCTTCACGCCTCGGGATCCCGGGTTCATCCGGCCCGGCTCAGAGGAGCACTCACGGATGATCTCCCCGTCCAAGGTCGGTGCGATCCTAGGGCTTTCGCGGTGGGAGTCGCCGTATCGGCTTTGGCACAGAATGCGCGGGCTGGTGCCCCCAGAGGCGCCGAAAGACGCCTTCGACCTTGGCCACGATGTGGAACCGTTCGCAGCGAACCGGTGGCGCCGGAAGAACCCCGGGTGGCTGCTGTCACCGGGTGAGGTCCAATTCGTCGTCGACCCAGACCATTTCGGGTTCCCCGCAGTAGTGACCTTGGACCGGCGGGCAGTCCGCGGACGCAGCCGCCGTGTCGTCGAGTTCAAACTCGCCCGCGACCAGCACGACATGGAACGCTGGGGCGACGACTTCACCGGCGACCTGCCGCCCGACTATTTCGCGCAGGTCCTCGCCGCGATGCTGTTCACCGGCTGGACTGACCACGCCGGCCACGTCCTGGCGCTCGGCCCCACCTACCGGGAGCGGCTCTATCAGGTCGAATACGATCTGAAGGCGCAGACCGAGGCCGCGTACTTGATCGAAGAATGCCGCGCGTTCTGGCGATCGCTGCAATCCGACACCCCGCCGCCGCTCGACGACACCGTCGCGACCTACGAGTGCATCAAAGCCCAGCATCCCGAAATCGACGGGACCACAGTCAATCTCGACCCCGACGAAGCCCTCGCCTACGCGGAGGCCCGCGCCGAATTCACGCGCGCAGAGGAGAACCTGCAGCTTGAATGCAACCGCCTCCTCAAGCGCATGGAGAACGCCCGCTACGCCAACCTCGGCGACCCGAAGAACGGCGGCATCCAGGTCGCGCGCCGGCAGCCGGGAAGCAAAGGCGCCGTGGCGTTTTATCCATCAAAGACCATCACCCCTGCCAAGGTTTTGCAGCTCACGGAAGGAGCCCAACCATGAGTGAAACCACCACCGCCGAGCCGATTGTCGGCGAGGAGAACCTTGTCGACGCCGCGGCCCGCGCCGAGCAGGAACGCCAAGGCAAGCAGGTCGCGCCACTCAATCCGGGGGCGTCCGGTTTCGAGGAGTTCCAGCTTGCAGTACGCCGGATGCTTGGGCTCGAGGACGCCAGCGACGGCGAGATGCGCCTGTTCTGGCATCTCTGCCAAAAGTCCGGCCTGGACCCGTTCAACCGCGAAATTTACATGATCGGCCGCAACACCGAGGTCGGCAGCTACGAGCCCGTCAATCCGAACGAGCCCGACGGGCCGAAACGCAAAGTGATGCGCTGGGTAACCAAATACACCGTCCAGGTCGCCATCAACGGATTTCGTAAACGCGCCCGGGAGATTGCCGACAGCAAGGGAATCGAGCTTGCCATGGGTGAGCCGTTGTGGTGCGGCGACGACGGGGTTTGGCGCGAGGTGTGGCCCGAGAAGACTCCGCCCACCGCGTCGAAGTTCACCGTGTACCGCGACGGCAAGCCGTTCACGTTCATAGCGCACTACAGCGAATACGTTCAATACACCGGCGGCGGTGAACCCACATCGATGTGGAAAAAGATGCCGCGCAACCAGATCCGAAAATGCGCCGAGGCCAACGCGATCCAGATGGCGTTCCCCGACGAGCTGGGCGGCCTGGTCCTCGAGGACGCATCGCAGCCTGACCTGATTGTCGACTCCGAGGGCAACATCGAGCGCGGCGCCCCACAGCGGCGGCGACCTACCGGCGGCGGTGTCGATGGGATGCGGGCCGCGAGGGAGCGCCGCGAAATACAACGGCAGCAGCACCCCACCGTCGGCGAGGTGCCAGCGGAGCCCGAGCCTGGCGGCGCCGAAGCGGAGTCGGGCGAGAAGGCCATGGCTCCCCAGACGCGAAAGAAATGGCTGAACCGGATGTTTCAGCTCCTCGGTGACGGTGATTGCACGGACCGCGAAGACCAGCTCATCGTCATCACAAGCACTGCCGCCGCGACTGGGCACCCCGGCTTGGTGCTCGAGCACCGCGACGACCTTCCCGACAGCGCGCTACGTGACGTCGTCACCAAGCTCAACGAGTGGAGCAAGGGCGGCAAGCTCGGGCACGAAATTACTGAAATCCTGAACGCCGCGGCGGTACGTGAAATGGAGGCCGCCGACATGGCCGCCGAAGCCGATCTGGCGCGCCGCGAAGCCGAAGCCTAAGGCGCGGTCGATTAATGGGCGCACATCAGTCAAGAGGAATCCAGCGTTATCCCAGAGCAAGCCGAAATCGCAACACCATGAAAGGAATCCAGCCCGCATGAGCCTCATCATCGACAAGCCCGAGGGCCTGAGGTCGTCTAACGATTTGGACGCCATTCCCACCGATATCCTCGACGCGCCGCCCGCATACCTGTGGTTCGGCACAAGCCCCTGCGCCGTCGAAAACCCGCCCGAGATCGACGAAGTACGCACCTACATCGTCCGTGTCCGCTGCACCGGGAAAACCGAAAAAGAACGCACCGACGGCGAAATGCGCCACGGCCGCCAACTCTCCATCCAAGCCTGCTGGGAATCAGGCAAACAACCACCCAACACCGACGACGACCAGCCAGGCCTGTTCGACGAAGCCGGCAACCCCAACACCGACGACGAAGACCAGGACGACCTCGACGACGAGGGCGACGACTAGCCATGAAGAAAATCACCGAACTCACCCCCGCCCAACGGGAACGCATGGCCAGCTTCGCCCAGGAATGGATCTGTTCAATGACGCTGACGCTCACCGACCTGTTCTGCGGGGCCGGCGGCTCGTCGACAGGAGCCGTCAGCGTCCCCGGCGTGACGGTGCGGATCGCTTCTAACCATTGGGATCTCGCTGTCGAAACGCATAACACAGATCGCCGCGGCCATGGATTTCCCGGACAGCTACCGCATCCTCGGCAACCGTCGCGAGCAGGTCCGCCAGGCCGGAAACGCTGTCACGCCACCGGCATGACCGGCCTCGTCTTGCGCTCCGCGGCCGAAATGCACGAGCTGAAACACGGCCACATCGTCGACATCCTCGAGGTCATCCAGGAAGGAGTGTGATGACCAACTGGGCAGCCGAACTGTTTCCGCAACATGCCCGCCGCTCCGGGGCGGCGGCAGTGCTCGAGGCCGCCGACCATGCGAGAGCCGAGATGCGCCGCGCTGCGACCGCCGAACGTGACACCCAGGTCCTCGACGAGCTCGACCGCATCGACGCCTACGACCAGCAGGAGACCCGTTCCTGATGCCACACTTCCGTGTCGACGACGGATTCGACGGACACCCAAAAACAGTCCGCGCGGGCGACGACGCGCTCGGCATGTGGGTGCGCGCCGGCGCCTGGTGCATGCGCTACCTCACCGACGGATTCGTCCCCGAATGGTGGGTGAAACAGCAGCCAAAAGGCGCCGCGAAAGCGAAGAAACTCATCGACGCCGGCTTCTGGCATCCCGGCGCCGAACGCGACGGAGAACGTGGATACCAGTTTCACGAATTCGTGGGTCCGGGCCGACAGGACAGCCGGGAAAAGATCGAGGCAGACCGCGAGTTAGCGCGGAAACGCAAACAGAAGTCACGCAGTGCGTCACAGGAGGAGTCACGCCGTGACAACCACCGTGACGACCACCGTGACGACCACCGTGACGACCACCGTGAGTCACGCCAGGAGTCACGGCGAAGTCCCGGGTATATACCCAACCCAACCCAACCCAACCCAACAGATAACTCTGGTCACCTCCCCGAATCAGCTACAGAAAGCAACGCGCGCGACAGCATCGCCGCCACCCCCGGCGCAGAACTCGTCCGCCAACTCGTCCCCAACGAACACCCCGACGCCGTCCGAACCATCCTCCGCGTCAAAGCCACCGAACTCATCCGCGGCGGCACACCCCGCGAAACCGTCGCCCACGCCATCGAACTCTGGCTCACCAAACCAGCCCTCGGCCCCAACGCCCTCCCATCACTCGTCTCCGAAGTCCTCAAATCCCGACACCCCACCCACAACGGCGCCGGCAAAGCCACCGAAAAAGCCATCGGCTACCGCCAACTCGGCCAAGAGCTTATTGACGAACTCCACGGAGACCAGCCATGACCACCCTTCCCTCACCAAAAGCCATCGCCGACATCACCGAAGTCCTCCAACTGGCCTCGCTCCTCGACCACCGGGTCCCCAACCCCGACAAAGCCCGAATCATGGCCTGGGCACGACAAATCGACCGACACAACCTCGAACGCGACGACATGCTCGACGCGGTGCAAGCCTTCTACGACCGGCCATCACAGCAGCCCATCAGCGTCGGCGACATCATCGAAACCGCGCGGCGCATCAAACGCGACCGCCTCGACCGCGAAGCCGACCACGACCGCGAAGCGCGCCAACAAACCCTCGACATCAAGGCCGCCGGCGACGTCCAGGCCGTCGCAACGAGCATCGTCATGGGCCCGGTTGCGAACAAGACCGAGCGGCTGATCAAGGCGGAGACCGCGTTGCAATGCGCCGTCGACAAACGCACCGCCCAGGAGGCGATCCGCGAGTTCTTCGCGGCCAAGCGAGAAGCACAAGGGGAACCAGCATGACCGCCCAGCAACCCCGCGGACGAACGAACACCGCCGACCCGGTGTCTCCGGATAGCCCGGAACGGCAGAACGCCACTCAGGGCCAAATCCCGCCCATCGAGATCGACGACTACGAGTACGCGCTCCGGAACATGGTCGGCTGATGGCCTCCATCGCATTACCCGAAAACCCGCGCATCGGCCTCGATGAGGACGGCACCCTCGACGACTTCGCCGCCACCAACGTTGAATCCGTGCATTTCGAGGCCCTCGACGACACCGCGTGGTACGCCTCCATCACCCTCCGCGGCGGACGCGAATGGCAGCTGAACTTCGGCGCCCATAACCCCCGCGCCCGCGGCTACGCCCGAGCCGAGCAGGTCCGCCAGGCCGGAAACGCTGTCACGCCACCGGCAGCGCGACCTCGTCGGCGTGGTTGCGGAGTCACTAGGAGCCACGGCATGAACGCCGAACCGAGGATGGTCCTGAGATGAAACTTGTTGGCTGCGACCGCTGCCCGGCCACCTTCCCCGCCGAACAGCGCTACTCAGCCGTCTGGATATTCGGCGACATCACCGCCGACAACATGCAACACGACGCACCATCGCCCACTGCCGTCATCGAGTTGTGCCCGAACTGCCGCCGCGACCTCGACGCCTTCCTCGCGCGGAAAGCCCCGGATGCCGACGCGGCGAAGCCGAAGCCGCCCCAGTGCGGCCCGGCCCGCGAAATCTGCGGCCGAACCGGAGTCCAACGATTCGTCCAAACCGACACCGGCTGGCGCTGCTCGCCCACGATCGTCTGCGAAGGCGAGTGATGGCGGACTACGGCAAGTTGCTGTCTCGGATATGGAGCGACCCCGAGTTCACCGCGATGCGCGCGCGCTCACAGCAGGTCTATTGCCTATTGATCTCCTACCCGACACGCAACGTGGCCGGTGTGCCCGGCCTACGCGCACGCCAACGCCTACACCCACGACTGCGCCGGCCTGTGGTGGGGCCTGTATTCGGGGCTGCGGGCGCGGAAAATCCCCATCGCTGTCATCACCCCCGGCACCCGCTCGAAATGGGCCACCGGCAGCGGCAGGGCCGACAAGCGCGCGGTGCTCGCCGCCGTCCGGGCCACATGGGCGCCGTGGGCCAAGCTGATCACCAACGACGATGTCGCGGATGCCCTGGTGCTCGCCGAAATCGGCGCCCGCCACCTCGGCGGCCAGCTGCACTTCCCGGCGCGCCGGCGGCACGTCGAAGCCCTAGCCGGGATCAGCTGGCCCTCAATTTCGTGCGCGAAACCGGAAAACACGCAGGTCAACACATGGTCGAATGCCAGAGCTGCACGGCTCCGACGGAGCTGTGGATCTGCCCCAAATGCAGCCAGGAGCTGCGCGCCGCATTGATGGCTCTCGCGGAAGGCCCGAGCGTCGTGACCGTGAGGGGTCGCACGGCGTCCGGCGGCGACTGGCACATCGAACGCCGCACACCCGGCCTGCTGGCCGATCTCAACGACGTCGCGCTGCGCCGCACCCGCATGGGCAGCGGCAGCGGCCATCGAAAGCCCGGCGACGAGATGCCCGCGCTGTATGAGCCCGATACCGAACAGGGAAAGGCCACCCGCCAGGAGCAGGCCCGCCTGCTCCTCGACATCGCGCGCAACACGCTGTCGACGATCGTGCGCGATATCTGCGAGACTCGGGGCGTCGAGCCGCCGCGGGCGACCAGCGTGGACGCGGCGCGGTTCCTCGCCGCCCATGTAGGTGCCCTGGCATGCGACGAGGCCGCCGGACAGTGGAAGTCCGAGATCGACGCGCTGGTGCGCAGGATTGAGCGGACGCTCGAACGGCCGCCGACGCCGCGCTTCTGCGGGCCGTGCACCCATTACGTCGAGCACAACCGCCACTGCGGCAAGCTGCTCTACGCCAAGCGCGAGGCCGTCGAAGTAACCTGCGGCGCCTGCAAAACCACCCACAATATCGAGCGCCTGACGCGCAACCTTGAAAACCGCGCTGCCACAATGCGATTCACCAGCGCCGAGATCCTGATCATCATGCACACGCTGGGCACGCCTATTCCGGAGCGCACGTGGTCACGCTGGCGCAAGGAGGAACGGGTGAAGATCCGCGGATACAAGCGCCCGGATAATCCGGACGGTACGCGCGGGGCCGTGCGCCTGCACCGCCTAAGCGACGACGACGAGCCGGTGTATCGACTGGCCGAGGTGCGCAAGGTGTACGCGGCGGCGATCAAGCACACCGATGCGATCGTGCGTGAGGCGGCGGCTGCGCGATGACACCTAGAGATGGAAATGACACGACCCCAGGACTCGGCACTCAGGCGCATCATCTGCACGTGAAGTGGTCCGACGAGGACCAGCAATACATCGGCACATGCGAGGAATACCCATCCCTGTCCTACTTCGCGGACACGGCCGACGCCGCCGGTGATGGCATATCAGAGCTGGCCTACATCGCACGCGATGACATCAGAGCGGGCCGCGCCGGCGCCGATGAGCACCTGACGCAGGACGTACTTAATCAGGTCCGAGGGAGGAGCAGATGATGGCACCCGTTTTCTACGTGGCGACTGGCTGCTGGGCAGCACTCATGCTATGGGCCATCATCGCGGTCGGCCGCCACGAAGATCAGCGAGAAGAGCAACGGCTAGCCGCGATTTACCGACAGATTCACCAGAACAACCTTGACCGTCTCGCCCGGCTCGCCGAGCTGAGAACCATAGACAGCATGGTTGCGCTTGAAGCATTCCGCGTCAAAGAGGGACTGTCGTCGATCCATGACACGCCGAGGCCCTGACCGGCCAAAATACACGCATGTGGTACTTTGGCCGACGAAAGCGCCGCTGACCAAGCGCGCCCGGAACACGCCGCTACTGCCCTCCATGCAGAGCGGCGTTCGTCATTTCACCACTCCCCTCAGCCCAGGAGAACAGCCGACGCATGCCCAACCAGGACGTGTCCAACCTCATCGCCCGCCGCCTCGGTGAAGGCCTCACGCACCCGGGCGACGGCAAGAGCGGCCCGGTCGTGCTGCCGCTGCCGATGTTCCGCGCCACAACCATCCCGCGCGCCCAGGCCGAGCACTTCGCCGCCCAAGCCGGCCTACCCGGACCCAATGTCGCCCAGCTCACCGGCGAGGCGATCGTGCACAGCGTCGAGCAAGACGGCTGGGCCTTCATCCGTCAGACCGAGCTCGAGCAGCTCCGCGAAGCTGCCGCCGGCAAGCCGCCGCCCAGCGGCCGCATGACGTTGCAATTCAGCTGCAACGTCTGCCACAACCGGCTGTTCCGGCTCAACGTCGACGTCAACAACCCCGCAGTCAACGGGCCGCACCTCCTCGAGCAGCTGAGCAAGCTGACGGCCGGCTGCCCGCATACACCGGAGGCGACAGCGTGAAGCGGCAGACGCGCCGCGTCGCTGCACTGCTCTTGCGCCGCGTCGCCGACGGGCTCGACCGCGACTACCGCGAAGAACGCGCGCGCGAGGCCTTGGCCGAAATCAACCGCAGCATCAAGGCGGCTACTGGGCGATGACGCACATGCAGATCATCATCGGCGGCGAAACGGTCTTCGATGAGGTCATCGAAGGATGGATGGCGCCCCCGAAGCCCGATCAGATCCCCGCTGCGATCCGCGCCCAGCTCAACCCCAACGCCAAGCCGGCGCCGTTCCTCAAGGCCATGATGCTCGCCATGATCGCCAACGCCCTGGCCAACGGCGCGCTCCGCGACCCACGTCTGCAGCCGCTCGACGTCGACCTCAAGACGCGACCGACCGGCTGGACCATCAGCGTCGACATGCCACCGCCCGACGACACCAGCCACGTCTATGTCGGCAGCGCGGCCGGCGAGACCGAAATCGTCAACGCCGAGATCGTGGAGGACGCGCCGTGAGATTGCGCGACATCTGGCGATACTCAAAGCGCGAGTGGCTTCTCTGGTGGGTCGCGCGCGGAGCCTGCATTCTCGGTTGGCACTCGCTGGCATGCATCGGCCGCTGCGAGCTCAGCCGAGGACACTGGACCACACGGTGGTGACCGATCTGTGCCCTACGCAGCACCCCGAGCCTGCTCACGATGCGGCAGCCCCACCCCCAAGGGCCAGCGCTGCCCCTGCCGACCGGCATGGGAAGGCTCAACACACCCTGGCGACGACGCCCGCATGCAGGAGCTCCGGCGCGACAAGCTCACCGCCGACCCTGTTTGCGAATGGACCAGCCCCAACGGCCGCTGCCGACGGCCGGCCGACCAAGTGGACCACATCGTGCCCCTGGCTGAGGGTGGTGCCCGCTATGACTGGGACAACCTGCAGTCCCTGTGCACGCCCCATCACAAGCAGAAGACGACCCAAGACGCCCTGCGCGGTAAGAAGAGAGCGAGGTGACGAAGTGCTTACCACCCCGACCATCCGGACCCTCGCGCCCTTGGCCCTTGGGATGCGCGGCCGCCCGCGTGAAACCGCTCTGACCTGCGGAAACTCGGCGGCAGGGGGGGTGGGTCGCGATCGTGACCACCGCTCCCCGGCTGACCGCGCCCGTGGTCAAAAATTTTTCTGCACAACGTTGTCATTTGGGGGGGTCAGGAGGGTCCCCCTCCGGACCATCCAGGATGGTCGGAGGGCGACCCTCCGGGCCGGGGCGCGCTGATGCCGTACGTCGTCATCGACCAGGCGGTAGCTGTCTGATGCCTGCTCAGCAGCCGCGGACGTTGCTTCTGCTCAACGGCCGCGGTGACGGTAAGGACAGCGCGGGGCGCCCGGTTCCGACGCCGCCGGCGTTCAAGCGGCAGGCGCCGAACCCGCCGACGTGGCTGACCCGGGAAGCGAAAGCTGAGTGGCGGCGCGTGGCGCCTGGGCTTGTGCAGCTGGACCTGGTAAAGGCCCAAGATCGCGCCACGCTCGCGGCCTACTGCGAGGTTTGGTCGCGGCTGGTGGCCGCGAACCGGGAGATCCGCAAGAACGGCCTGGTGGTGCGGAACACCTCGGTGAAGAAGGACGGCACCGAGTCGGTGTGGTTCACGAAGAACCCGGCGGTGGCGATCGTCGAGCAGGCGGAGACGCGGCTGCGGCAGTACGCGAACGACTTCGGGTTGACGCCGGCTGGTGAGCGCAATGTCAGCAGGAGAGACGACGACCGCGACCCGGACGAAGCGAACCCGTTCGCCGGCCCAGCCGCCGATGAAGACTCGGGCTAGTCGCGCTCCCGCTTTTCCAGCCGCTCTAACCGCTCGCGAAGCTCCGCGACTTCTTCGTCGGTGCGGGTGGATTTCTCGCGCACTGCTTCGAGCGCAGTTTCGAGCTGCTTTTGGCGGACGTCCGTGCGCCGGTTGAATTCCATCTGCATCGCGAATGCTGATGCTACGACCTGAAACGCGTTCCGGATCTCAGGATCGACGTTGGATAGGTCGACGTTGACGACCTTGGAATGTCCGCGGACGAGGGCGCGGGAGGATCGCCGCTGCTGTTGCCGGGCGAGCCGAAGGTGTTCCTCCGGCTCCACGATGCGGTAGCCGACGTTCTTAACTGCCTCAACGGCGTGCTTGTCCTCTAGTTCCAGTTCTTTCGCGGCGCGGCGCATTGCGACTTGGATTGTGTGGCGGTCTTTGGAAGGGTCGAGTTGCAAGGCTTCGGCCATAGTGTCGTAGGAAAGCACGTCGCCAATGCTGCGCTCGTTTAACAGCTCGTATAAGGTCCGCCAGCGGGCGACCTCGCCAGCTGGTTCGAACGGGCTCATGCGGCGGATGCTTTCGAGGCACGCTCGACGGTCGCGGTAAAGCGGCCGAATCGCGGACGCCAGTCGCAAAGGCCGATGAGCGAGCCCGCGTTGTCGGCGATGGTGGCCAGATCATCGAACCCCAACACGGAAGGGTCCGATGGTATACGCAACGGCATACAAAGCATAGATGGCACGACTTACATCAGCATCGCCGTGGGCACTAGCTGATCTCGATGCGCTGAAGATCAGCCCCGAAGTCGCCTGGTACCTGGAGAACCGCGGCTACGACATCCCGGACTGCCCGCCGCTGATCAAGACTCCGGAGCCGCGCGATGTGCCCGGTGCGCGGTTCAGCCCGGAGGCTGTCGACCACGTGCTGGCGTCGTTTCGCCAACTGCGGCACACGAAGGGCCGGCTGGCTGGTCAGCGGTTCGAGCCGGATGTCTGGCAGGTCGCCTACATGCTGGCCCCGGTGTTCGGATGGCTTCACCGCTCGCCGGACTCGGGTCGCTGGGTGCGGATCATCAACACCGCCTACTTCGACATGCCCAGGAAGAACGGCAAAAGTACGACCGTAGGCGGCATCGGGATCCACCTGACCGGGGCCGACGGCGAGATGGGCGCCCAGGTTCTGGCCGCGGCGACCACGCGGGACCAAGCCGGTTTCGTTTTTGAGCCGATCCGACAGTTGGTGAACAAGTCACCCGGACTGCGCCGCCATCTGCGGCCGCTCAAGCATCGGATCACCCACCCGGCGACAGGCAGCTATTTCCAGCCGATCGCCAACGCTGGCGACGCCCAGCACGGCGCCGACATCCACGGGGCGATCGTCGACGAGCTGCACCTACACAAGAGGATGGCGCTGATCGAAGCGCTAGAAACCGGCACAGGTTCCCGCGAGCAGCCGCTAATCGTGTTCATCACAACGGCCGACGCCGGCAAGCGGCACACACCGTACGACGAGAAGCGCAGCCGGATCGAGAAGCTCGCCAAGCGCGTCCTGAAGGATCCGAGCACTTACGGCGTGGTGTTCGCCGCCGAGGAAACCGACGACCCGTTCTCCGACGAGACCATCAAGAAGGCGAACCCGGGTGTGGGAATATCGCCGACCTGGCGGTACATGCGGGCCGCCGCGGAGAAGGCAAAGGAGAGCCCTGCTGAGCTGGCCCGCTACAAGCGGCTGCACCTGGGGATCCGCACCAAGCAGGAGACGCGCTACCTCGACGTCGGCGAGTGGGATGTCAACGCCAGCATGGTCGATGTCGAACGCCTCAAGGGCCGCTCGTGCTTCGGCGGCCTGGACCTCGGTTCGACGTCGGACCTCTGCGCGCTGGCGTGGGTGTTCCCAACCGACACCGGCGAGTTCGACGTCCTGATGCGCCACTGGGCGCCCGAAGACTCGATCGAGGATCTGGACAACCGCACGGCCAACGCCGCGTCGGTCTGGGTCAAGCAGGGCTGGCTGACGACCACACCGGGCAACGTCACCGACTACGACTTCATCAAGGCGCAGATCAACCGCGACCGCGAGGAGTTCCTGGTCCAGGAGATCGCCTACGACCGGTGGAATGCCCAGCAGCTCGTCAACGACCTGCTCAACGACGGCGCGCCCATGATCACCATGGGCCAGGGCTTCGCGAGCATGTCGGCGCCAACAAAGGATTTGCAGCGGCTCATCAAGCTCGGCGCAAAGGTCGACGACGACGGGCTGCCGGTACGGCCGGTGATCCGCCACGGCGGCAACCCGCTGCTGCGGTGGGAGGTCGACAACTTCGCGGTCGCGATGGATCCGGCCGGGAACGTCAAGCCGGACAAGACCAACGCCGGCGACAAGATCGACGGCGTGGTGGCGCTGATCATGGCGCTCGCCCGCGCGATCGCGAATCAACCGGAACAGGTCGAGGTCTGGGGCTTCATGAGCTAGCCGCCCCGCGCTGTTCCATGACAACCTTCAGGAGACTCGTGACAGCACTGCATGCGCTAGTCGCGGCCGCGGTGGCCGGCGCACTGATCATCACCGGTATCGGGCTGCTCGTCGGCCTGGCGTGGGCGCTGATCAGTGCGGGTGTGTGGATCACCGCGCTCGTCGTGCTGCTGTACGACCCCGCAGCTAGCGGCCCGCGTAAAGGCGCGCGGCGTGACGGTTTCCAGGTGGGTCCGTGAACCTGCTGGAGCGCATGCTTGGTCGCGGACGCCGGGACATCTCGACGATCGACGACTACATCAGCCTCTGGAACCAGTTCACTTACAACGGTGTTGGCTACGGGCTCGGTTATGCGGGCACCAACGGCATCATCCAGACGCTCGGCGGCCAAGAAACAGAGCTGGCGCCCAACAACTTCGTGGGGCTGGGAGCGGCGGCCTACCAGGCGAACGGCGTGGTGTTTGCGTGCATGCTGGTGCGCCAGCTCGTATTCTCGACGATCCGGTTCCAGTGGCAGCAGATCCGCCAGGGAAAGCCGTCGGAGCTGTTCGGAACCCCGGATCTCGCGATCCTGGAAACCCCGTGGACGGGCGGTACCACGCAGGATCTGTTGTCGCGCACCATTAATGACGCCGACCTGGCCGGAAACTCCTACTGGTACAAAGACACGCCGCTGGCCCGGCTCGGCACGAATGATCCGAACACCGAGCTGGTGCGGATGCGCCCGGACTGGGTTGACATCGTGGTCGAGCCGCGCATGGTCCGCGGGGGCGGCAACGAGGTGGGCGGCGGCCAACTGGGTTGGCGCAAACTGGGTTACGTCTACACCGAGCGTGGCACCGGCGACGGCGAGCCGGTCGGATTCCTGGCCGACGAGGTCGCGCACTTCCACCCGATTGTCGACCCGTTCGCGAACTTCCGTGGCATGTCCTGGCTGACGCCGATCCTGCGGGAGATTCAGGCCGACCAGGCGATGACGCGGCACCAGCGCAAGTTCTTCGACAACGGCGCAAGCCCGAACATGGTCATCAAGCACGTGGCTGGCGCGACCGAAGAAAAGGTCAAACACTGGCTGGAGGAATTCAAAGAAGAGTACACCGGCGTCGAAAATGCCTACAAGGCACTGAATCTCTACCCCGGTGCCGACGTAACCGTGGTCGGGTCTAACCTACGTCAGATTGATTTCAAGCAAGTCCGCGGCGGTGGCGAGACACGCATCGCCGCAGCGGCCGGTGTTCCGCCCGTAATCGTAGGTCTCTCAGAAGGTTTGGCCGCAGCGACCTACAGTAACTATGGTCAGGCCCGCCGCCGGTTCGCCGACGGCACCGCACATCCATTGTGGCAGAACATGTCTGGGTCGATGGCACAGATAGTCAAACCCCCGCGGCCGGACGTGCGCCTCTGGTACGACACCACCGACGTGCCGTTCCTGCGGGAGGATGAGAGCGACGCCGCCGAGATCCAGAGCACCAGGGCGGCCACCATCAACACGCTGATCACGGCGGGCTACATACCCGACTCGGTCGTGGCCGCTGTCGAGGCCAATGACTTCGGATTGCTTAAGCATTCCGGCATGTACAGCGTTCAGCTGCAACAACCAACCGGTCAAGCCCCCGATCTGAAACCGGTCTTGGTGACCGATTCCCAACAGGGAGGTTCCACTAATGGCGCTACGCCAACTCAATAGGCGCGAGGAGCGCCGCGAGACGCGGCCGCCGGCGCAAAGCGTGCGCGAAGCGCCCTTTCGTCTTGTCCGCGACGCCGCCGACAGCGGTGAGCCCAACGATGGGCTGACACTTGATGGCTATGGCGCCGTCTTCAACCGGATAACCGTCATCGACAGCTGGGAGGGCCGGTTCCGGGAGCAGATCGCGCCGGGTTCGATGAAGAAGTCGTTCCGCGAGTCGCCGCCGAAGGTGCAGTTCGATCACGGTCGGCACCCACTGATCGGGTCAATCCCGATCGCGTCGCTGCGGTCGATCGCCGAAGAAACCGATCCGGTGCTCGCGCCGGAAGGCGGCGCGCACATCGTGGCCCGGATTTTTGACAACTGGCTGATGCTGCCGGTCCGTGACGCTATCGCCGCAGATCCTCCCGCGATCAACGGGATGTCATTCCGCTTCGAGGTGGTCCGCGAGGCGTGGGAGACCGCCGATGGCAAGCCGATTCGTGATGACATGCAGCTGATGCAGATCCTTGACGAGGCCTGGTTTGGCGAGTGGCCCGAGGAGCAGCTGCCCCTCCGGACGCTCAAGGAGCTGCGAGTTCCCGAGATGGGCCCTGTCGTGTGGCCGGCTTACCCAGACACATCGGTCGGTGTGCGGTCGAAGGTCATCGACCTCGGCCGACTGAAGGACCCCAGCCAGCGGGAATTGTTGGCCCGCGCGGTGTTCATGGCCGATCGCGCCGAAGCCGAAGCCGGCGCCCGCGCTGCTGAGCCGGCCGAAGACGCCGATGATGACCCTTCGGTGTTGATCGGCGGCCTGGACGCGACGCTGGATCAGGCGAGCGCGCTGATCGCCGGAGTGGACCTGACGACACTTCCCGAGCCTGTGGCGCAGGCCTGCGCGCTGATCGTGGCCGCCGAAACTCAGGTCGACAACCTGATGGACCTGATGGGCGTCTACGACCCAGACGATGACGACGACAGCGCCGGAGACTCCGCAGATGGCGACTCCGGCCGCTCCAAAGACGTGGACAGAAAGCAACTCGCCGACCGGCTCGTGGCCGGTGCGGCGCCTCAGCGCCCGTCCCAGATCGACGCGCCGCGAGCCACCGGCCGCAGGCCAGCCGGCGAGCACCCGTCGAAACTTGACGCGCCGCGATCCACAGCCGCCCCGGCTGCCGGTGAGCACCCGTCGAAATCGCGCGAGAGGTACCGCCAGATGGTCCTCGCAGAAGTGCGCGGAATCCTCCACCAGGCACATGACTACACCGAAAGGAAATCCAATGCCTGACACCGAAACCCGCGACGGGGAAGAGCAGCGCCGCGACGGCGATCTGACGATGACGTACTCCCAGGCCGTCGCGCGCATCCAGGACATCGAAGCCCGGATGTCGGAACTGGCCGAGCTCCGGTCGCTGACCCCCGAGCAGGACGCCGAGTTCGCCGAGCTGCGTGACGAGGTGGTGGCGCTCAACGAGCACCGCAAGCGCCTCGAGCGTGCCGACGATCTCGCGAAGGTCAAGTCCGTCAAGGGCCAGGTCGACGCTGCCGTGCGCCACTACCAGGGCAGCGTCCTGCGCACCGAGCGCGGCAGCGCCGGCTCCTCGCAGGCGGCAAGCGGCGACTACGACCGCGACGCCATCCTCGAGCCCGACAGCATCGAGGACCGGCGGTTCCGCAACCCCTGGAATCTCTCGGAGATGCGTACCTGGGGCCGCGAACCCGGTGCGGTCGCCGACGAGTACCGGGCCCGCGCCCTGGCCGCGATCGAGAAGATGCCGTGCGCCAGCGACAAGGTCCGCTCCGCGGCGACCGACATCATCGAGAACTTCGACTCGAAGGACTCGAAGCTGGCGCGGCACGCCCTGGCCACCTCGAGCCCGGCGTACCTGCGGGCGTGGTCGAAGATGGCCACCAACAAGGCGCACACCTTGTCGCAGGAGGAGCAGCGCGCCCTGGCCGCGGTAGAGGAGTACCGCGCCATGTCGCTGACCGACAACGCCGGCGGCTACCTGGTGCCCTTCCAGCTCGACCCGACGGTGATCGTCACCAGCTCGGGCGTGCTGAGCGAGATCCGTTCGGCCGCACGCGTGGTCGTCGCGACCGGCGATGTGTGGCACGGGGTGTCGTCGCAGAACGTCACCTGGTCGTTCGACCCCGAGGGCAGCGAGGTCTCTGACGACTCGCCGAGCTTCGCGCAGCCGTCGATCCCGAACTACATGGCCCGCGGGTTCATTCCGATCTCCATCGAGGCCATGGCCGACGAGCAGAACGTGGCACAGAACGTCGCCATGCTACTGGCCGGCGGCAAGCAAGATCTCGAAGGCACGAAGCTGATCCTCGGTTCGGGCAGCGCTGAGCCAACCGGTCTGATCACCGCCCTGGCGGCGGCCGGCGGGTCGGTCGTGGTGAACTCGGCCACCACCGACACGTTCGCCCTGGCCGACGTGTACGCCCTGCACGGCGCTCTGCCGGCTCGCTACCGCGCCAACGCCTCGTGGATCGCGAACAACCTGATCTACCACAAGATCCGGCAGTTCGACACCGCCGGCGGCGCGGCCCTGTGGGCGCACCTGGGCGAGGGTCGGCCACGCGCCCTGTTGGAGCGCGACGTTCTCGAGGCCGAGGCGATGGACGGGACCATCACGGCGTCGGCAGAGAACTACGCGCTGGCGATCGGTGACTTCCAGAACTTTGTGATCACCGACCGTCTCGGGATGGCCATCGAGTTCATTCCGCACCTCGTGGGCTCCAGTCGCCGGCCGACGGGTCAGCGTGGGTGGTTCGCCTACTACAGGGTTGGTTCGGATGTGGTCAACCCCAATGCCTTTAGGCTTTTGAACATCACATAGTCCGAACCTACTCTGTAACAACACATCTCGCCGCTGATCACGGCGAGTAGGGTGGCCCTGGTTTCCAGAGGCCAGGGCCACCCGCTTCTCTGGAAACGCAAGTCAGGCGGCCGAAACCATCGCTCGCCCAACGAAACCCCCAGACATTCTTGAGGAGATGGTCGTCTAATGGCCGAGATATACCGCGCGAAAGAGCCGTTCACATTCACGGGCCACAGTGGGCTGCCCCGAACCTTCACGCCGCACGGCGACAATTCCCTGATCGCCGACGACGACCCCGATTTCAAGGGCCGCGAGCACCTGTTCGAGCCGGCCGTGGCCGCCGCGAACCGTGCCGCGGAGACCGCGAGCGCCGCGCCCGGCGAGCGCCGCGCCCGGCCCCGGCTGCGCTCCGACGCCAGCGAGAAGCCGGCGCGCACCGAGCATCCTGCACAGCCCGAATCGCCTGCCAGCGAATAGGTTCCGCACAACCAGCTGCCCACGAGGAGGGCCACGACATGCAGACTCTTTACGACAATGCCCTAGTCCAGCAGGCTCTGGCCGTTGCGACGGTGCAGACCGGGACCACCAAGGGAACCGCAGTGGACACCGCAGCGTTCAACAACCGGTTCCGCGACGTGTTGTTCGCGATCGCCGCGGGCGCTCTGACGGACGGCAGCTACGCGTTCACGGTGCAGGAGTCGGACACGACAACCGACGGCGATTTCGCTGCGGTGGATTCGAGCCGGGTTCTCGGTTCGGTGCCGACGTTCGACTCGGCCAGCGACGACAACGCGTTGAGATCGTTCGGCGTGCTGCCGACGAAGCGCTACGTGCGGCTGGTCTGCACCGCGACCGGGGCCACCAGCGGCGGCGTGCTGGTGGCGACGGCGGTGCTGGGTAACGGCAGCCTGCACCCCGTGGCGCGTTCCTGATGGCCAACGGCGCGTAGTCAGGTAGAGGCTTCGGGTGTCGCAACCCACTTTCGACCCGGGCCAGCCCACCGAGGAGCTGACTCCGGCAGATGTCGAGCAGTACACCGGCGGCCGCCTGCTGGCGGACGACGACGAGACGGCCAGGCTGTTGCGCGGTGCCCTCGCGGCAGTGCGGCGCTATTGCGGGTGGCGCGTCACGCCGGTTGGTGTAGACACCGTCACCCTGGACGGGCCTGGCCGGCGGCTTCTGTCGCTGCCGACCCTGCAACTCGTTGAGCTGCAGTCGGTCACCGAGGACGGCGTCGAGCTCGACGTGTCCACGCTGGAATGGTCGAAAGCCGGGCTGGTGCGCAAGAAGTCGGGCGCCCGTTGGTCGCACCACTACGGGTCGATCGAGGTGCGCATGGAGCACGGCTACGCCGACGCGTGGGACTGGCAGTCGGCGGTGCTCGAGCTGATCGACCGCGAGGCCGCGGCTGTCGGCGCGGTGGCCGGCAATAGCGGGCCCATGATCGAGAAGAAGGTAGACGACGTCGTTTACCGGTGGATGAACACGATCGGCGACCCCGCCAACCAGGCGGCGTTCGACATGCTCAACCACGAAATCATCGACCCGTACCGGATCGAGCAAGTCCGGTGAGTTTCGGCAACCAAGCGGTGACGTTCGTGACGATCAACGAATCGTCCACCGACGTCAACGCGTTGGGTATCGGAAGGAAGAGCACCCCGAATGTGGTGGTGCGCGGCTGCCGGCACCGGCCGCTGAAGTCCGAAGAGACGCCCGAGTATCTCGAAGTGGACACCGGGACGCAGATTTGGAAGACCACCGCGCCACCGGCGGCGGCTGCCGCGGCTGCGGCGTCAACCGGCCGGATCATCGTCGACGGCCAGCCCTACGACATCATCGGCGGCGCAATGCCTTTCACCGACGCCAACGGACGCCTGTTCAAGGTGACCATCTTGTCGACCTCGCTAGATCCACGGGTCTGATGTCGAAGTACGGGTTCGAGGAAGCCGCCGGCGTCTCTGACGCCGAGATCGAAGCGGCGATCGCCAGCGACGCCAAGATCGACGCGGAGCTGAACAAGTTCATGGCCGACGAGGTAGTGCCGTATTGGCGAAGCCAGACCCCGATCCTCAAGAGTGAGCCGGGCGATGGGAAGCGTCGGGCCGGCGCGGCCCGCGCCTCGGTCCAGGTGACAAAGCGGGCCCGCGGCGGCAAAGGCCAAGTGGGCATGAAGATTTGGTACGCCGGGATGCTCGAGCACGGAACGGGCGGCTCCACGCCGACGCCGCAGTTCGCTCCCGGTGCCAAAACGGCCGCGCATTTCGGGGGCACCCTCGACGAAGCCGCCCACGGCGGCAACGGCGCGGGCGGTAAAGACAGGCGGCGCCGACGTCGCAAACGCGGCCGTAGGTGAAACACCCTTCGAGAAACAGGAGACAACACGACGATGAACCACACCCGGCGGCTTATCACAGCACTCGCCGCAGCGCTCGCGTTACTGCTCGCACCCACAGTGGTTGCCCCCGCGAATCACATTCCGGCCGCGCATGCCACCGCCGGGGCCTGGACGCTGACCAACGCCGCGCGCACCAACCTGCTCAACGGCACCTACGGCAACCTCACCGCCAGTAACGGCGCCACGATCAAGCTGCTCACAAGCTCGTCGAACATCGGAGCCTCGTCCACCACCTGCGCTGGCGTGACCGGTGAAGTCGCCAACGGCAACGGCTACACCACCGGCGGAGTCACCGGCACGCTGGTGGCCTCAGGCACCACGACGGTGACGCTGTCACTGAGCGCGAACGTGACTTTCCAGGCCTCGGGCGGCTCGATCGTGTTCCGCTACTACCTGATCTGCTACAACAGCCAGGTCCTGGCGTACGCGCTGGGTGATAACACCCCAGCCGACATCACGATCACCAACGGCAACACCGAGACGCTGAGCAACAGCCAGCCCGTGTGGACTGTGGCGTAACCGCCTAACCCCCGAGGGAGACGGTTTCGATGACCGTCGCGTATAGCTCGCAGGGGGCCGTCAACTCTGTCGGCCCGGGTGCGAGCCTGACGATCACCAACGCCGCCAACCCCGGTGACACCGTGGTCGTGTGGGTGCAGACCACCGACGCCTCACCCACCGCCGTCTACGACCCGACCGGCGCCAACCTGCCGATGACCCGGGTGGGCACGCCGCTGCTGTGGCTGACGTTCGGCTTCAACTTCTACCTCGTGCCGTTCGTGCTCCAAGACGCGCCCGGTGGCCCGGTCAACATCGTCATCACGCCGTCCGCGAGCGCCTACATCAAGGCCAAGGCCTTCAACTACTCCGGGGTCGCCAGGGTCGGCACTGTGCTGACCACCGCCACCTCCACGACTGCGGGGTCCTTCACCGCGATGAGCCTGACGGTACCGGCCGCCGCCGGGGCGCTGGTATCGCAATGCTTCGCAGTGTTCGCCACCCCCACCTTGTCGGCCTACAACCAAACGCAGCGCTGGCTCGATGACGGCGGCGGGGCCTGGAACGACAAGATGCTCGTCGGTGACGCCCCCGGGGATACCTCGGTGCTGTTCACCGCAGCCAACTCATCGTCGTACTGGGGAGCTGCCGGCATCGTTCTCTACGGCGCCGATCCTCCACCGACGGCCACGATCGCCATCACCGGCGGCACACCGTCCCTCGACCAGCAGGTCTCCCCGCCGGGCGCCACGACCCACATCACCGGCGGCACCCCTACGGTGACGCAAGCCGACCCGAACGCCCCTGCCAGCGCGCAGATCGTGATCACCGGCGCTACACCCGAGGTGAGCCAAAAAGGGCCACCCGATTCGGCCACGATCACCATCACCGGCGGCACGCCGGAGGTATCGCAGCTCTCGCCCGTCTCGGTACCGCCCACCGCGACGCTCATCGTCGGAGGCTCCATACCGAGCCGGGCGCAGTCCTACGGCCCACTGGCCCGCGTCATCAACAACCTGACACTCGGGCAGTCGTCGACCATCCAGGTCATCGGCGATTCCACCGCCCTGGGCTACCAGGACGCGTACCAGTCAAGCCTGTTCGGCTGGCCCGGACGCATGGCGTTGGCGCTGGGCATTTACTACGACGTCAACGTCGTGGTGTCGCCGTTCGACCAGTTCGGGCTGGGCTATGACCCCGCGGTCACGGTGCACACCAGCAGCCGCGGGGCGCAGGCCCCTACGCTGACGGTGATGTTGGGCGCGGCCAACGGTGCTCGGCTGGTCAACTACCGAGGCAACACCACCCTGTTGCCTCCGTCGAATCCCGACGTGGTGATCATCAACGACGGCTTCAATGAACAGGACACCGCCTCGATCACGTCGGGTTATCTGAGCACGATCGCCTTCGTGCAGACCCAGTGCCCCGGATCGCCGATAATCGTCACCACGGAAAACGCCACGACCGCTACCAGCGAGGGCGGCAGCCTACCGGCGTTCTCCACATTGTTCGCCGCCATGGTCGACACCTTCATCCCCGGAGCTACGTTGCCGCTGTCGCCGCCGCTGCAGTATTCGACGGCGGTGGCCGGGGTCTGGGTTCTTGACACCAAGCAAGCCGGCCAGACCGCGGCGACGCTCAGCGCCGATGGGCTGCACCCGGTGGCGGCCGGCTACGCCGAGCAGGCTCAGTTCATGCTCAAGTGGCTCGTGCTGTCCATTCCGCAGATCGCCGCGGACGCAGGGCTGAGCGAACCGGGCGACGCGCCCACCCAGATCACCGGCGGCACACTCGAATTGGCCCAGGAACCGGCCGGTAGCGACTCGCCGCCAAGCGCCGACGTCGTGATCGCCGGCGGCACACCGTCGCTGGATCAGAAACTCAGCCCACCCAGCGCCCCCATCGGCATCACCGGGGGCACGCCGGCCGAGTCGCAAAGGTCCAACACAGACAGCCCGGGCAGCGCGGCCCTCATAGTCAGAGGCGGCACGCCCGTCGTCGGCGCGGGGAGCACAACCCTCGGACTGCACGAGCAGCAGCCCGTCAGCTCAGAACAGTTCTTCGTCGCCTGGCTGAGACCGTTGGGCCGCACCACGATCCGCGTCAACGACGACACCCCGCTTCCGGTGCGCCGCGTACAACAGATCTGGGGCGTGGACGATCTCAACCTCTTCTGGACAACGGCCCGCGTGAAGGTGCACACCATGTGCAACTACTCGGCAGACGGCGACAACTGGGAGATCGACGCCGAGGCGGAGGCGCAGCGCACCCACGACCGGATCCTCTACCTCGCGAGCCACGACGTGAGCATCCAGCTCCCCGACGGCCGCATCGCAAGCCCGAGCTATCTGGAGGTCATCCAGGTCCCGCTCTGGATCGACTACGAAAACGACCAGATCCTCGACAAAGAGGCCGAATACGAGATCGGTCTCGACTTCACCAGCGCGGCACCCTAAGCCGCATCCCTGAGCAGCCCGCGCCCGCCCGGCGATTGCCCGGCGGGTTTTGTTTGCGCCGGAATTGCGTTCCGGTCCACCACGATTCCGAAAGGAAAGCCACTCATGGTCAATCGACCCTCCACGGGAACGACCTGGGACGCCGGCGGCTACGGAGACGTTGACAACCGGTTCCTGGAAGGCCGCTCCAAGCTTGTCGCGGTCGGGATCCGCGACGCGCGCGGCGCCGCCACTGACCTGTCGCCACACAACCCTGACGGCAGCGTGCGCTGGTCCCCGTTCGCCCAGGACAACCAGATACGCGGCGACCTGTGGGCCAAGAAGCGCATCAACGGCGTCTGGCAGAACAACCCCGACGACAACGAGGGTTTCGAGTTCGTCGGTGCATTCAAGGACGGCAGCGGCCCGTCGAGCAAGCCGAAGATCGACAACGATGACTTCAACATCATCCAGTCGATGTACCCGTTCGACTCGACGATCGTGTCGCAGACGCTGCCGTTCACGTTCACCCCGGTGGAGACGGCCAAGCCGCTGGTGCGCCGGCTGGAAAACAACCTGCCGCTCAACGCCGAGGATGGCACGAACCTCGTCGAGCTGCCGGGCGCGTTGGGCGCCGGGTGGGGCTCGCCGGTCGATTCGGAAAACATCGACCGCCAGGTGCTTCTCATCCGGGCCCGCAGCGTCGCCGGCAAGAAGCTCTACACCGTCGACGGCTACAACCTGGTGCGCCTCAACGACGTCGGCGAGGCCAAGCTGGGCGACAAGAAGAACTCGGCCGCACGTGACCTGACGTTCCAGCCGTTGCCCGACGGGCTGTTCATGGCGATGATCGACGGGGCCTACCGGCCGATCATGAAGTGGACCTGGTCGGGCGGCGACGGGTGGACGTCGCTGGGTGGCGCGCCGATCCTCGACAGCTCGGCCCCGGTGGCGACGGCCACGACGGCCGGCAAGGCCACGCTGGCGTTCCCCGACCCGACGGGCGGCGACGCACCGTTCGTCATCACCGCGGAGTTCTCGGTCGACGCCGGAGTCACCTGGTCCGCCGCGACGCTCGACGGCCCCGGTGCGGTCACCTCCTCGGCTGGCACCACCACGGTGAAGATCAAGTCGCTGGCCGCGGGCAGCACGCTGCTGCGCGCCGTGGTCACCGGCGACAACGGCGCGGTGTCGCGGACCGCGGCGTCGAACGCCATCACCGTCAGCTGAAAGACCCCCGCCGGGTAGGTGTTTGGGCGCCGTCGCGCCCTGGGCTGGCGCCTACCCGGCGGGCCACCAAACCCCCTAGAGCCCAACCCTTTCAGCCCATCAACAGCCCGAGAGGAACTTTCAGCCCATGCCCGACAAACAGCCGGTCGAGATCACCGACGAGGTCAAGCACGCCCACGTCGTCAACGCCGCCGACGCCCGAGCCCAGGCCAGCGAAGGCCAATACAGCTTCCTGCGTAGCGAGTTCCGCCGCGCCAAGCCCACGGCCGAACATCCCGAGGGCGAGGTTTTCGAGATCCCGCACAAGGACCTGCTGGACAACGATCAGCAGGAACGGTGGGAAGACCTGCAGGATGACCTCCTGCACAAATACCAGCGAGAGCCAGACGTCTACACGCCCGATGGCAAGACGCTGATCGCCAAGGGCGCGCTGGTGGTACCACACAGGGACAAAGACGGAAATCGCTTGCCGCCGTGGCCGTATCGGCTGGCCATCGTGCTGTGGGGCGAGGACGGCGCCAAACGCGCCAAAGAGGGCGGAATTCTGCTCAGCGAGATCGAGGTCATCTGGGCCAAACAGGACCAGGAGATGAAGGAGCGCTTGGCCAGCGACCCCAAAAGTGCTGGCAGCGGTTCTGGCGTGGCGACAGCATCCCACTGAGATCGAATGCGATCTGGCCGATCGCGGCCACGACATCTTCGACTGGCACGCCGGGCGGATGTCGAGCCGCCGCCTACTGGTCCTGCTCAAAGAGGCGCCCGAGCGCGGACCCTACAAGACAGCGCTGCGTGGCGGCCGGTGGCCGGAGCTCGAAACGATGATCGCCGAGCTGCACAAGGAGTTCGCAGCGTTCCGCGCCAGCCATTACGTCGGCACCGAACACGAGTACACCCCGAAGATGTTCGTCGACCCCTCGGAGCGCGCGCAGATTCTGCGCGACGAGGCCGAGGCCGAGGCGTTCATCGAGGAAGCCCAAGAAGACATGTTCGACCAGCTCGGTTGGTCGTGAGCGACAAACGAAAGGTGGTGAGCCGTGCCGATTTTGCTTGACATCGCGGCTCGCCCCGACGAGGCGTCGTTCAAACGGGCCGCCGAAGGATTCGTCCGGCAGGCCGGTGTCGCGGGCCGGGAGGCCTCGTCTGCCTTCAACAAGAGCTTCGCGGCCGGGTCCAAGGACGTGCAGGCCGCTGTCTCGGAGTACCAGCGGGCCTACGACAAGATCGCCGACGCGAGCGGCAAGGCCAACGCCGCGGAGACCGAACGCCAGCGGCTGCGCGAGCGCGCCAAAGCCCAGGCCCGCGACGTCGAGGCCGCCGAGAAGCGGGTCGCTGACGCGATCGAGAAGGGCGGCAAGGAAAGTGCGGCCGCGCTCAACGCACAGCGGGAGCTGCTGCGGGTCAAAGACCAGCTGGCCGCGACGAACACCAAACTAGTTCGCACCGCCGAAACGGTCGCCAAAAATGAGCGTGACCAGGCCCGCTACACCCGGGAGGCCGTGACCGCCTACCGCGAGCTCGAGGAAGCCAAACGCCGTGCCGCCCAGTCTGGTTCGGGTTTCGCCCAGTCGTTCGGCCGCGGAACCTCCGAGCTGACGCGAGGGCTGACCAGCAACATGGGCGGTATCGTCGGCCAGTTCAGCAGCCTCGGCGGCGGCGCGGGCAAGGCATTCGTGGCCGGGGCGGTCGCCGCGATCGTGGGCGGCGAGCTGGTCAAGGCCGCCACCACGGTGGCTCAGACCGCGGTCGCCGCGATGAAGTCGGTGTTCGAGTCCGGCCTGGACTTCGAGCGCACCTTCAACAAGCTGCAGGGCGTCACCCGCGCCCGCCCCGGCGAGATGACCCAACTGCGGGCCCAGGCGGCAGCCCTCGGCAACGACCTGACGTTGCCCGGGGTGTCGGCCAAGGATGCGCTCGACGCGATGCTCGAGCTGTCCAAGGGCGGCCTCGGACTCGAAGACGTGCAGAAGTCGGTGCGCGGCACGCTGCTGCTGTCCACGGCGGCCGGCATCACCCCGGCGGAGGCGGCCCAGTCTCAGGCGTCGGTACTGCAGGCGTTCAACCTCGACCCGTCGGCGGCCGGGCACGTGGCCGACCTGTTGACCGCCGTGCAGCAGGCCGCACCCGGCGAAATTCCCGACTTCGCTTTGGGTTTGCAGCAGGCCGCCACCGTGGCGCACGGCTTCAAAATGTCGGTCGAGGACACCCTGGCGACCCTCGGGGTGTTCCACAAGGCCGGCATCGTCGGCTCCGACGCGGGCACGTCGTTGAAGACGCTGCTCACCCATATCGCCAATCCCAGCGGCGAATCCCAGGCGGCCATCGGGGAGCTCGGGCTGAACCTCACCGACAAGAACGGCAACTTCATCGGGATGCGGGCACTGTTCCAGCAGCTGCACGACGCCGCCGCGCGGATGCGGCCTGATCAGTTCCAGCAGAACGTCGCCCAGCTCTTCGGAACCGACGCGATCCGCGGCGCCATGATCGGCAGCGACACCGGCCCGCAGATGTTCGATCAGGTGATGGCCGAATTCACCCACGGCGGCCAGGCACAGGAGATGGGCGCGGCCATGATGAAGGGCTGGCCGGGCCTGGTCGAGAAAATCCACAACGGCATCGACTCCATCAAAGGCTCGCTGTTCGACCTGTTCAACACCGAGGGCGCGCAGAAGTTCGGCGACGAGATCGTCAACGAAATCAGCAAGATCGGCAAATGGGTCGACACCCACAAGGCCGAAATCGCCAGCTTCTTCGGCAACATGGCGTCGGCCGCGGTCCGCGCCCTCGACGGGATCGCCGCCTTCACCTCCGGTGGCATCCGCTTGCTGGCCATGTTCGAGCAAGTCGCCGGGCGGGCGGCCGGCACCTGGATTCACGTGCTGTCCAACGCGACCGGGTTCGTCGGCGGCATCCTCAAGCACATCCCCGGCATGGGCGGCCTGGGCAAGGACCTCGAGGACGTCGCCCGGGCGGGCAACAAACTTGGAGACACCTCATTCCACATGGGCGACACCCTCAACCATGTCGCCGAAGGTATCGACAGGCTCCGCAGCCCGCTCGGCAGCCTGGCCAACAACATCGACAAGTACACCCAAAGCGCCGCGGACGCCTTCACCGTCACCGACAAGCTGGGCGACTCGGCGTCGAAGCTGCAAGTCGTCGGCAGCGACCTCGTCATCGCGATCAAGGACAACACCCCCGAGGTCGAAGCCGGGCTCCAGGGTCTGCACGCCCACCTGGAGAAGATGGCTAACGACCCAACGCATCTGCGGGTCGTGCCCGACACGCAGGAGGCGGCGAACAACCTCACCGCGTTCCGCAACCAGCAGTCGGAGACGCCGATCGCCTTGCCGATCCAGGTGAACGTCAACGCGGCGACCGCGTCGATGGAAGCCTTCTACAACCAGTTCTTCCGCAACCCGCCGCCCATCCAGGTCCAGGCTGCGCCGCCGCCAGGCAGCAACGCCCTGGCGCCGCAATTCTTTGTGCCGCCGCCCCCACCGGCGCCACCGCCGCCACCCCGGGCGACCGGCGGCATCTTCAGCGGCCTAAGGTCGTTCGCCTACGGCAAGCTGCCGGGCCACGCCATGGTGCAGCCTCCGTCGGGCAAGGGCGGCCTGGTGCAGTGGGCCGAGGACTCCACTGGCGGCGAGGCGTTCATCCCGCTGCGCGGTGGCCAGCGCTCGATCGACATCTGGGCCCAAACCGGGCGCCTCCTGGGGGTTTTCGCAGGCGGCGGATTCAACAACGCCGACGGCGGAGGCGGCCTGGCACGCCTCTATCAGACCGCGGCGGCACTCGCCGGCGGCCCCTACGTGTGGGGAGCCACCGACTGCTCCGGCGCGGTCTCCGAGCTCGTGAACGCCGCCCTGGGCACCAGCGGCCGCATGGACACCAGCTCGGCGCGCCAGTGGCTCGCCGAGCGCGGCTTCATCATGGGCCAAGGCCCTCCGGGGACGTTCCGGGTCGGCTGGCACAACGGCGGCCCGGGCGGCGGCCACATGGCCGCAACCCTCCCGGACGGCACGCATTTCGAGTCGGGCGGCTCGCACGGCAACATCATGCTCGGCGGCGGCGCGGCCGGCGCGGAGGATCCGCAGTTCGACCAGCACGCCTATCTGCCGATGCAGGCCCTCTATCCGGATGGCCGCGGCGGCGGCGGGGGCGGTGCCGGGTTCAGCATGGCCGGGTTCGGATCTGGCGGCGGCGGAGGCGCTGGCGGTGGGGGCGGTTTCGGCGGCGCGGGCGGCTTCGGC